TATGTACACCGTGTCCTACGATACATTGTACACCCGAAGAAGCCAGCTTTATAAAGTATGGCATTAACTGTTTCCTTGCAAGTAAGGTTGCATGGTTCAATCAGTTCTATGATATCATAGAAAAGTCTGGCCAGAATTGGAATACAATCGTAAATGCAATAGGTAGTGACGAACGTATTGGCCACTCTCACACACGTGTGCCTGGGTATGACAGTAAGCGTGGATATGGCGGTGCTTGTTTTCCAAAAGATACAGCAGCCTTTGCACAGTATGCAAAAACGTTCTCTATATTAGAAAGTGTAATAGCAATTAATAATGAATATCGTACAACGTATGACAAAGACGATAGAGAAATAGAACAGAAAGTAGAATACAAATGAAGTACTTTATTACAGGCATCAATGGATTTATAGGATTTAGTCTTGCAAAGAAACTTGTTGACTTAGGTCATACGGTCAGTGGTATCGATGATATGAATCATTATTATGATGTAGCATTGAAAACTGCACGTGAACGTATATTAGATGATGATTATGAAGTAAATGTACATCATGGAAGCATTGTTAATAATACTTACCAAAATGTTTTTATTGTAAAAGATGCTAATTATAATAGATTAGATGAGTGCATAAAGCATGAAAAGCCTGATGTTGTTATTCATCTTGCTGGATATGCCGGTATTCGTAATTCAATTGAAGATCCAGAAACGTACATTTCAAGTAATATAAGTGGAACTCAAAACGTTATTGATGTATGTGAGAAATATGGAATACAACAGGTGTTATATGCATCAACCAGTTCAGTCATGGCAGATAATAAGATATTACCATGGACTGAAGATGAAAGACTTGGTGATATGTTGAGTCCATATGCATATAGTAAACAGGCAAATGAGCATCAGTTTAAAATATCAAATATTCCTACCACAACTGGCTTGAGATTCTTTACTGTGTATGGACCATGGGGCCGACCTGATATGGCGCTCTTTCATTTTACAAAGCAAATCATTGCCGGAGAGCCAATAGATGTATATAACTATGGTGATATGAAAAGAGATTTTACATACGTTGATGATATTGTCGAAGGTATTATTGCACTATTAGAACTTACTCCAAATCCTGTTGATGAAATATACAATATAGGCTATGGTAAACAAGTAGGCTTAATGGACTTTATAAAAGAGATTGAAAATAATTTAGGTCGTACTGCTCAAATGAATCTTTTGCCTATGCATCCAGCTGATTCAAAAGAGACATGGTCTAACACAACCAAGCTTCGAGATCTTACAGGATGGGAACCAAAAACTAACGTAGTTGATGGTGTAAAACAGTTTATAGATTGGTACAAATCTTTTTATAAAGTAAATTAACTGTTTACAATCATTAGCAAATGTGTTATAATAGTTATATCATTATAAAGGAAATTATATGTCAATAATGGACAAACTAAAGAAGAACTCTAAACTCAAGCATACCGATGTTCTGAGTGAATCAAAGTTCTTTAACGAAAAAGACTTTACCCCAACAGATGTGCCTATGATAAATGTAGCTTTATCTGGCTCTGTTGATGGTGGTCTTTCATCCGGTTTAATAGTGTTAGCCGGTCCAAGTAAACACTTCAAGACTTCATTTGCTTTGCTTATGGCATCAGCCTATCTGAAAAAGCACAAAGATGCTGTAATGTTATTTTACGATTCAGAGTTTGGTTCGCCACAAGCATACTTTAAGCAATTTGATATTGACACATCTCGTGTGTTACATACACCTATTACAAATGTAGAAGAACTTAAATTTGATCTTATTGGTCAACTTGATAACCTTGATCGTAAAGATAATGTTATTGTAGTAATCGATTCTATTGGTAACCTTGCATCTAAAAAAGAGATGGAAGATACAATGAACGAGAAATCAGTAGCTGATATGTCAAGAGCAAAAGCTCTTAAAGGTTTATTCCGTATGACTACACCTTATCTTGCAATGAAGAATATACCATTACTTGCTGTTAACCATACGTATATGGAAATAGGTTTGTTTCCAAAAGCTATTGTTGGTGGTGGTACAGGTATTTACTACAGTGCAGACAACATATGGATTATTGGCCGTCGTCAGAATAAGACCGGCACTGAAGTAACTGGTTATGATTTTGTTGTGAACATTGAGAAATCTCGTTATGTTAAAGAGAAATCTAAGATACCTGTGACTGTGTCATGGGAAGGCGGTGTAGAAAAATACAGTGGCTTATTAGAAGTTGCTCTTGCTGCTGGTTATGTAGGTAAACCTTCAAACGGCTGGTATTGCAGAGCTGATAAAGAAACTGGTGAAATGATGGATCCTAAATGTCGCGAGAAAGATACTCTCAAAGCAGAATTCTGGGAACCTATATTTGCTGAAACAGACTTTAAAGAATTTATTCAGAAGCAATATACGATTGGACATAAGGCGCTTATTGAACTAGATATTGAATGACAATAGGGGATAATGGAGGTCCACCATTAGATGATCCAGATTATGCTTATCGTTTATTTCTATGGAAGAAAGCAAGAAAAGAATTAAAGAAAGTTTCTATTGAGAGTGTAAGATCTCGTATGAAGGATGCAGAAAAAGAAGGATTAACGTATGACGAATATTGCGCCAAATATCGTTTACACAAAGAATTGAGTTTAATATGATCGAAAACAAACATTATGAATTAATACCAGGTGAGGATGATAAATGGAATGTGCGGATCTTAGAAGGTCCGTACACCGAAACTATTATTCAATATGGTACATTGATACCAACTGATGCAGGTCAACTGAACTGGGGTATGAGTATTATAGAAACTCCAGATGAGTTTTTAAGTCGTGATGACGAAGACTTTCAGGCATGGTGTGGTGCAATTTTATCATCAATTCTTGAAAATGAGCATTTACAATCCAAGAAAAAGATGATATAATAACATTATGAATATAAATTTAGAACAAACAATTCTTCGTAATGTATTAGTTAACGAAGATTTTATGCGTAAAGTGTTACCATTTATAAAACCTGAATACTTTGAAGGTGTATATAAATCACTCTTTGTTGAACTTGGCAAGTATGTAAGTAAGTACAATAGACTTCCTACACTTGAATCGTTTAAAATTGGTATTGATGATGGTGACTTTAATGAAGAACAATATCGCCATGCAATCGAAATACTACCAGAGATATTTAAGGTTGAAAAGATTGATCAGCAATGGCTATATGATACTGCAGAGAAGTGGTGTCAAGATCGTGCATTGTATAATGCAGTTATGGAATCAATATCTATTATTGATGGTAAACATCAGTCACTATCTAAAAATGCATTGCCTGACATACTGTCAAAAGCTCTTGGTGTTACATTTGATACGAATGTAGGTCATGACTATATAGATGATGCAGAGAAACGTTATGAGTATTATCATACAGTCGAAGATAAGATCGAGTTTGATTTAGATTATTTTAATCGTATTACAAAAGGTGGTCTTCCAAAGAAAACACTTAACATTGCTCTTGCAGGTACAGGTGTCGGTAAGTCGCTCTTTATGTGCCATGTTGCTGGTTCGCATCTTGTACAAGGCAAGAACGTATTGTATATTACAATGGAGATGGCAGAAGAAAAGATCTCTGAACGTATTGATGCTAACTTATTGAATACACCTATCGATCAAATAGAAAATTTATCGAAAGATATGTTTACAACTAAAGTACATGGTCTTACAAAGAAGTGTAGTGGTAAACTAATCGTAAAAGAATATCCTACCGGTGCAGCTAATGTAAATCATTTTAGATCTCTATTAAATGAACTTAAACTCAAACGAGCATTTGAGCCTGATGTTATTTTTATTGATTATTTAAATATTTGTTCATCTGCACGCATGAAAGCGATGGGTGGATCGATTAATTCGTATACATATATTAAAGCTATTGCAGAGGAGATAAGAGGTCTTGCAGTTGAGTTTAATGTACCTGTCGTCTCGGCAACGCAAACGACACGTAGTGGTTTTTCTAGCTCGGATCCTGGGTTGGAAGATACGTCCGAGTCTTTTGGATTACCCGCTACGGCAGACTTAATGTTTGCACTTGTCTCGTCTGAAGAGCTTGAGAAGATGGGCCAGATTATGGTCAAGCAATTGAAGAATAGATATAACGATCTTAATGCACATAAGAGATTTGTATTATCTGTTGATAGATCTAAGATGAGATTATATGATGCAGATGAGACACAACAAAATTTAATGACAGATGATACTCCTGTTTTTGATAAAACACAAACCGCTGAAAGATTTAAGGATTTTAAAATAGAATGACAATATTACAAGGACAGCTAGATAGCTTATACAATAGTTCAAAACAAGG